ATCATACTTTCATCGCCTGACAAAGACCTTAACAACACACCCGGATGGCACTACAACCCACGTACAAGGGAGGTACGGTACATAAACGCTGTTCAAGCTATGAGACACTTCTGGTATCAGATGTTATGCGGAGATACAGTAGATAACATACAAGGGTTACCAAGGGGTACCAATGAACTTATAACACGTTATGGATTGTCTAAGGTCTGCCTAAGAGGAGTAGGTGCAGGTACTGCAAAGAAGCTAATGGATAAGACTACTGACATAGATGACGCTGAAGCTATAGCCATGGAGGCTTACTGTTCATGGGCTGAAGATGAAGAAATGGACTTTCATGCCCTAGTAGATTACATGGATGAACAAGGGCAGCTACTGTGGATGATACGAGGATACGATGGCTTTGGTAATTTAGATATGTGGGCTGTTGACACAGATAAGCTAAGAGTCGAGTATGACAAAGGATGAAGGTATCAGAGATCAAGAAGTACAGAGAAGCTCAACTAACTAAACAAAATGGAGAGTGTCCGTTATGCACATTGAAGATAGAGACTGGGCAGGATACCTTAGATCACTGTCACGAAACAGGGAGGGTGAGACAAGTCTTACACCGCTCTTGCAACGGAGCAGAGGGGAGGATTCTATCGTGGGCTGGGAGGAGGAGCAAAGGAGATTGTCCGAAGACATTTTTAATGAACTTGCTGAAGTACTGGGAAATAGACTACGAGAAGAACCCGATACACCCGACGCATGGGAAGACGAAGAAACGGAGTTCGAGAAAGAAATCAACGAACTCTTCAAAGACTATGAAGAAGACCAGAAAGAAATCTCCCGTAACGAAAACAAAGATGAGGAGTAAGGTATGATATACACAGTTACTGTAGATAACATAACTTACTGGAGCAAGCGTAAACTAGATGCTATCTACAAGCACATACAGTACAGGTACTATAATGAGTCAGAGTTCAGGGTAGTAACAGAGTCAAGGTTACAGTCTATAAAACGCAATAACAAGGTAGAACAACTATGAAGATAATGGTAATACCTGATACTCAGGTTGCCCCTGATACACCTATGGGTCACCTGACATGGGCAGGAAAGTACGCAGCTAGGCACAAGCCAGATGTTATAGTGCACATAGGAGACCACTATGACATGCCTTCACTGTCTAGCTACGATAGGGGTAAAGGAGAGATGGAGGGTAGGCGGTACTTCGATGATATCAATGCAGGTAATGCAGCATTAGATTTATTCATGCAGCCTATCCTAGAAGAGCAGCAACGTCAACGCAAGAACAAGAAGCAGGTCTGGACACCTCGCTTAGTTTTCTGTATTGGAAACCATGAAGAGCGCATACAACGTGCTGTGAATGACAACATACAGCTTGCAGATGTAATAGGCTATCATCACTTTAACTTCGAGAGTCACGGTTGGGAGATGATACCCTTCTTAGAGGTTGAGGTAATAGAGGGAGTAGCGTTCTCTCACTTCTTTACTTCTGGGGTTATGGGTAGACCTGTAAGTTCTGCAAGGCTTATGCTTAACAAGAAGCATATGTCATGTGTAATGGGACATGTACAAGACCGTGACATAGCCTTCGCTAAGAGGGCTGATGGTACAAGCATGACAGGGTTGTTCTCTGGTATCTTCTATCAGCATGACGAGAGCTACCTTACAGCACAGACTAACGGGTCTTGGGCTGGTATCTGGATGCTTAACGAAGTGAAAGACGGTGCTTTCGATGAGATGCCCGTATCAATGGCTTACCTGAGGAATAAGTATGAGTAGATCAACACAAGAGACAGCTTCAGCTATAGGAGATTCCCTTAGTTACAACGAGTTCGCCTTTAGGGAGTTAGATGATATAAAAGACTTAGTAAGAGACATATCTAAAAGACTATACCCAGAAGATGATACATGGGAAGATAGGTTTTATAACATGGTTATGGAGAGGATAGTATGAGACTAGAAATAGAGATAGATAACGTAGACAGCATAGTAGCTAGTGTTCTTATGGAGGACTACAGGATATTAGAGGAAGATCCTGACCTGCTAGAGGCTATGGAGGAAGTTATTAGGTACTACACAACCAGAGAAGATTTTAATTCATTCATGGGGATTGTTTAATGGACTATATTATGTCAGATAGAGATTACAATATGACTACTATACACGAGACCCTTGAATCAGGGGATGAGGTGTATATAACATACGAAGTAGACGGAGGGGTTATGGTAACAGATGTCTACCTAACTTCAGATAGGGAGTCAAACATCTGGCACTCAATGCTAGAGGAGGAAGCTCTTGAGTGCGAACAACTAGCTATAACAAGTTATGAAAAGAAATGTGAGGATTTAGTATGAGTGAAGAACAAGAAGAGTTCTATAGAAAAGAGAAACTTGAATCAATTTGGATACGTAGTGTAGAAGCACAGCTTGGAGGTTTTGAGGACGTTAGGGACATTATGGACATCTCCGATACGATACTCTCAGGGTTTAAGCTCCGCTTTGAAGACATAAAAGGAGGTATACAATGAGAGATTATGCTTATGTAATACTAGCTACTGTTTATCTGGCAGCAGTAGTAGGCTGGTGTATATACGGCCCATTGCCTATTGATATCTACGGAGAGCAAAACACAGAGGTAACAGAATGAATGAATTTAGGAACAGCTTTGGAGAGACAGCTTGAAAACTGAAAAGAGAAAAGAATACGATAAGTCTTACAGGCTAGCTCACAAGACAGAAGCAGCAGCTTATCAAAAGAAGTACGCCTTAAAAAACAAAGAGAAGATAGAGGCTTACCAAAAAGAGTACCGAAAGACTCACAAGGGGGAGTTTAAAGACTATGCCCACTCTTATTATCTGGCTAATAAAGATAAAGCACTGTCTAAGCAGAAAGAATACCGTAAAATACCTTATAACGCCTACAGAAGTCACAAAGCACAAGCTAAGGGTAGGGGCATACCTTTCGATATTACCTTTGAAGATTGGTTCACTCTCTGGGAGCCACACTGGGAAGGTCGAGGTGCTAACAGTGCTGATGGTTTAGTAATGTGCAGAACCGGAGACAAGGGTGGGTACACTCTGGATAATGTTAGGATAGATACGCTATCTAATAACTCAATAGAGGCTTGGGTAGTTAGAAAAGAAGATAATCAAGAAATAACAACAGGAGAAACAAATGAATGAATTTAGGAACAGCTTTGGCTCCACAATCTTCAAGAACAAGTACGCTCTTACACCTGACCAGACATGGGCTGAGAAGTCCAAGGATGTAGTCATGGATGTTACTACAGGATTGTTCTCTAAAGAACACCAAGAAGACTTGATACAGTATCATACAGACTTCAAGTTCTTAGCAGGAGGTAGGTACATTTACTACGCAGGAAGACAGGCTAGATTCTACAACAACTGCTATCTCCTTAAAGGTGAGGAGGATACAAGAGAGGAGTGGGGTAAGCTCTGTAATAGAGCCTCTGACGCTCTTATGTCTGGTGGCGGGATTGGTATTGACTACAGCATCTTTAGGCCTGACGGTAGCCCTCTGGGGCGTACAGGGGGTGTAGCATCTGGGCCTATCCCTTTGATGCACACTATCAACGAGCTAGGCAGGAACGTAATGCAAGGTGGTAGTCGAAGATCAGCTATCTATGCCTCTCTTAACTGGAGGCATGGGGACGCTGAAGCCTTCCTTAAGGTTAAGGACTGGAAGGGCATGACTATCGAAGGCAAGGTAACACACGCCTCTGCTAAGGAGAATAACTACAACCACCACGCACCCTTGGACATGACTAACATAAGCCTTAACTACGATAATGCTTTCTTAGATCATATTACCCAAGGTCACTTGCCTGAGACATTCATTGAGAACTGTCGTCAAGCAATGAGCACAGGTGAGCCGGGGTTCTCTTTTAACTTTGGAGACAAGGAGAATGAGACACTTCGTAATGCTTGCTGCGAGGTTACCTCTGAGGATGACAGTGACGTATGCAATCTAGGTTCAGTCAACATGGGGGCTATTGAAACAATAGAGGAGTTCAGAGACATAGTAAGACTAGCCTCTGGGTTCCTTGTCTGTGGTACTATTACTGCTGATCTTCCCTACGAGAAAGTGTATGCAGTACGCAAGAGAAACAGACGCTTAGGCTTAGGCCTTATGGGTATACACGAGTGGCTTCTTAAGCGTGGGTACTCCTATGCAATGAACCCTGAGTTACGTCAATGGATGGAGGTTTACCGTGAAGAGAGTGAACGATCTGCTAACAGCCTGTGTGACAAGCTGGAGATCAGTAGACCTGTGGCTTACAGAGCGATTGCTCCGACTGGAACCATCGGCATACTGGCGGGTACTACTACTGGAATTGAGCCTCTCTATGCTGTGGCTTATAAGCGCAGGTATCTGGTTGGGGGTGATAAGTGGAAACATGAGTACGTAATTGACTCGACTGCTGAAGAGCTTATAACACGTTATAACCTAAAGGAAGCTGATATTGAAACATCACTATCCTTAGTAGATGACTACGAGAAGCGGCTTAAGTTCCAAGCAGACATACAGGACTACGTAGATATGGCGATTAGTTCAACCATTAACCTACCTAAATGGGGCAGTGAGCTTAACAACGAGAGTAAGGTACAGAGCTTTGCAGAAACACTTGCTAAGTATGCACCTAGACTCAGAGGCTTTACAGTGTACCCTGACGGTGCTAGAGGAGGACAACCATTGACTAAGTGCAGTTACAAGGAAGCTAAGAGTAAGAAAGGTATGACCTTTGAAGAGAACAGTGACGCAGCTTGCGGTGGAGGTGTCTGTGGAATATAAACCTCATAACCTTCACCTAAGGGATACTAACTGCGGGGGTATGATGTGCCACCACCCTCGCTGTTTGTCATGCTTCCCTAAGGATAAGCCTGAAGAGGGTAACGACCCAGTAGGGCACCCTAGCCATTACTGTGAACACGCCTCTGGCATTGAGTGCATTAAGATAACAGAGCATATGGGGTTCACACTAGGTAATGCAATTAAGTATATATGGAGGGCAGATCTAAAGGATGATAAGATACAGGACTTAGAGAAAGCCATCTGGTACATTAACAGAGAAATAGCAAAGGAGAAGTTGCATGAAGATATCCCTTTTTGATATAGTGTTCTGGGTAGTAGTTGCGTTGATTATAGGGGCACCACTATGGTCGTATGTACTGAACCAAGGAGCAGGGATGCTGTGAGCGAAACA